CCGTCTGTTCCCTTGGTGGCATAGACGTGATAAAGCCGCCCGCCCAGGGTCACATCATGGTCATACCAGCCGGAATTTCTTCCGTTGGGCAGATTGTTGGCCCCCCCATAGTTGCCCCAGTTCTGCAGGGGAATCATGATTTCATGGGTGATCGAAGAATTGGCCTTTGGCGAGTCCTGCGCCGGTGTTGACTGAAGCCAAATGTCATAGCTCAGGTGGCCCATGCCCGTAGGCGCCGTGACGTTCTTCACTGCGAATTTCGACTTCAGCGATTTGAGCGGCAGCCGCAGGGGAAAGATCGTTCCAGGCGTTACACCAGAATTCGCGGTCATGGTGCCATCGGGCTGCATGACGGGCTGGCCCCAGCTGTAGCCTGGCCTTTGGCCGCTGATGATGGCAGGGTAGGCCTTGACCTCGTTGGGGCCTGCCGGCCAGCGCCATTTCAGGCGGAACGCCACTTCCCCGCCAGCGCCCACGGCCGGATCGACGCCTACCGCCTGCTGGTACTGATAGTCGGCGCTGCCCTCGGTCATGGTACCCAGGCCCCAGCGGTTGTCCTCAACATAGTAGGCGTCCGTGGGATTGCCGACTTGCAGGAACATGTTGTCGTGGCTACCGATTGGGATGGCGGCCGGGTCAAGCGCGCCTGTTGGCGGCGGTGTGGGCGGTGGCGCTGGTGGATTGATGCCGGTGTAGGGCTCCCAGTAATAAGTGCTGACGGTCGGGTTGTAGCCCGGATTGGGGTACTTTGCCCGGTACAGCTTGCCGTCGGTGTAGCGCACGATGGCGCCGGCCGTATAGGGCTGCTTTTCGACCCAGGCTGGATAGCTAGGTGCTGGCGGTGGCGGCACCGGCGGCGCGGCGCCCTGCGCGGCTACAAATTTACCTGCGACGTCAAGCCCGGCCTGGGCTTGCGCTTTTGTGGGATCTGGCATTTTGTATTTCCTTTTTTACGTAGTTGCGTAGTTGCGTAATTGCGTAGTTACTTGCCGGGCTGAATCACCACCGGTGCCTGCGCTTGCGGCTGCGGCTGTACATAGATGATGGACGGCGTTTGCGCAGCGCTCTTGTCGCCGCCGCCGCCGCGCATGCTGATAAGCAGCCCGCCCAGCCCGACCGCCGCCGCTACGACGGCAATCAGCACGCCCCAGGCGCCGAAAGCGCCCTGGCCGCGTCCGTCTATCGTCGTCAGGCGCGTCCGCACGTCGTCGATCTTGTCGTTTAGCGCCGCGTTGATTGATTGCACATTCAGGTTGATCTGGTCGATCTGCTTTGTAGTGGCCGTCTCTGATTTGGCAATCGCCAGCGAGTTGCTTTCCTGCTGCTTGCCTACGGCCTCCTTCGCCGCCTGCAGGGCCGCGTCGACGGCGATTTTGCTGTCCTCGGCTGATTTTTCAGTGCGCGTATCGCGCTCGATAAACTGCAGCTGAATGCCCTCAAACTGCACCGCGACGCGGGCAAAGTGCTCGTCGTGCAGGTCGCGCAGGTTGCCTACCTGTTTGTCGACGCTGGTAGGCACGCGCGTCAGGTTGTCCGAAAAAAGCGTGACGGCCTTGTCCATGGCGTCCAGGCGCGTGAAGATCAATTCTTTGAGTGACGCGATCTCGCGGTGCCGGCCGTCTATGGCGTCCATCAGGAGCGCACTGACGTTTTCGCTCGGGTCTTTGGTCAGCGGGCCGGCGCCGAGGGTGCCGGCGATGGATTCAGGGGAGGGCATGGCGGCGCCATCAAAGCTGAATCACCCGCTCAATGCCCAGGCTTGGATAAACACCGTCTATCGTGACCCGGCCCCAATAATCACCAGATAACGCCACCTTGGCCTTGAGGATTATTTTCAGCTTGGTCAATCCGTCCTCTGCAAACAGGGCATCAGCCGACGAGAAGGAAAATATCCCGTTGGTCGTGGTGCCAGCGATACCCGAGTAGCTACCAAAAGGTGTAGTCACAATCAGCTCTGGTGTACCGTCATTTGTACTTATCCGAATCGTTGTGTGAAACGTCTTGTCTAGCACAATCGCCAGGCAGTCCGCGCCAATCGCCTTGGTAGTCGCTTCAATTCGCCATGGCAACACGCCGGTCGTGATGTTTAGCTGGTTGCCATCGGGTATTGAGTAGCGCACACCATTACGGACAAAGGTATTGCCTTTACTGAACAGCGGCACATTGTTAGCAGCATGCTTGCCCAGGAAATACTCTACGTCCAGACCAGACGAAGTTTTGAATGGGTCGGACAGATAGCGCCATGTATTATTGATAGCGATGCGCCTGGAGCCTGCCATATTCCATGGGACAGGGTTACGCTGGCCCGATGCCGTGGAGGTGATGAAGTAACAGTCATTGAGATCGAACCGGTTATCGTGCAACTCCAGCGCCATTGCAATAGGTTGAGTAACAAGAGATAGCATCGCGCCGAAGTCGGTCAGACCGCTGACCGAATTGGTGTACTGTGTAGCCGTCAAAAACTTGATGTCGTTTCCTGCCAGTTTAACTGCCCCTGAATTGATAGCCATCAGCACATGCGAGTAAATATCACTGTCTGCAGGAAACGCTGTCTTGTCAAAATTGAAACGGTTGTTTTTCAGCACTACATCGGCTGTTGGCGCGAATATAAAGATCGGGTTAAAACACGTTGCCATAGCGGTATCAGAAACGCCGTTGTAGTGGCATAAAACGTCGTTGTCCTCGATCACGATGGACTTGATCTTGTTCAGCGTTGCCCCGGCCTGATTCTGGTCGTAAATCGTAATCACGGAGGCAGTCATCGCGGAATTGGTGAAGCCGTTCGCAATCAGCGCGTCGTAGCATGTCTTCATCCAGGCAGCATCGGCAGGCAACTTACCGTTTGAAAAGGTATTGCCTTTGATGGTAATAGCACCGTCCACAATACCAATCGGTACATTCCAGTTCGGGTTAGCGATGTGGAATAGGACATTATTTTCAAATGTAGAACCCTTGACAACAAACTGACCGCAGCCGTGTGAGTCCACGCCTTTTCTGTAGTTGTGGTGCGCATAAACGCCTTTTACCAGGAACTTTCCAACTGCCACGCTCGCCGTGATGCCGTAGCCCGTGCCGGGATTACCAAGGATGCCGTTATAAGCAAACTCACCGCTGATTACCTTGACGGTTGCTGCATTGCTAATTACAAAGCCTGAGGCAACGTTGTAAAACCCTTCGCAATGCATGATGGTCACACGCTCAGTCGCGGTGCCGTAGATACTAAAACCGCGATGGTTGAAGTGCTCGGCGCGGACACGGGTAAACCGCACGTCTTTCACGTTGTTGATGTTGAAGCCCCATACCGCGCCGAAGTAAACCGCTGCCGCATTTGCCGGGCCTGTTGTACCGTTGACCACCCCTGCTTTTGTGGTGGCAGTAATAGTCATATCAGCGAACTCGATGCCGTTGCCCGTCGTGAAGGTTGCAATAACATTGGGTGAACTTGTTTCATCTATACCCGTAACCCGCGTGGCATCCTCTTTAATAAAATCAAGAATAGTTACCCCGATGCCATCGCCAAAAATGCGTAACTTGTCAAAGTTTGAGAAAGCCAGATTGCCGGTCTTGATTCCCCAATGGCCCGCCGGAATCTTGACGGCTGAATGCCCGGCAGCAATGGCCGCGTTGACCAGCGTATTAAAGGCTGCGGTGTTGTCGGTTGCCGTGATGCGGGCCGCGTCGGCGCCATCGTAAAGTGGCGTTCCCGCATAGTCAGCAACACCGCCCTTGTTGCGTAGCGTCATGACAAGATCGACATCAGCAGCAGTTACCCCCTGTATCAAGCGCCACTTACTCGCATCAAATACCGCGCCGGTCACAAACGGCAGCGCCGACAGCCTGGGTGCGTAGACCTCGCTCGTGAATTCGACGGTCTGTGTCGCCGTGGTGATGCTCAACCCCGCCGCATAGGCTACCGGCGGCGCGTAGCCGAACCCGCCTATTACCAAGTCGGCTGATGCCTGTATCGTCGTGCGCTGCGAAAGTGCGGCCGAGTCGATAGCGTTCAGCCTCGCGGTCGCATCGGCATTCACCCCCGCTATCGTTTTTTTCGTGTTAGCCAGGCGATCAGTAGCCGTCAGCGCCGGCGAGGTCGCAATCTCTGCAATATGGTCAACGTCAGTTTTCGCGTTGTTCAGGTCCATGATATTGATGGCAGGCATTTTCTGATTCCCTAATTAATAACCGCCGCCTTGGCCGGGATAGCGGCGAAGTCGGCGGCGTAATAGCTGTCTGCGTAATTAATCGCGCGCAGCGTGACATACTGCCCGTCGCTGATGTCAAGCTCCTGCACCAGCCAGGCCATGGCACCGCGCGCGCTGTCGGCCGCGAATGAAAAGATGGTGCGGATACCGTCCGGCCCGTAAGCCGTGGTGATCGCCTCGCTGGGCAGGCTTTGTAAAACAATCTTGTTGGGCGCGTTGCCGACCGTGGCGGGTATGCTTTGCAGCGAGCCGTCACGGCGCATCAGTACAACGCTGTGCGGCAGGGCGGGCGCAAAGGCCACGTCGCGGCTCAGCGTCAGCTCAAGCCCGCTTTGCCCCACTACCTCGCCGTCGTAGCTCTTGAATCGTGTGTTGTCGACCACGTCAATGCGCGCGTTGGGCAGCAGGCTGCGCGCGTCAAGCGTGGTGGTGGTCTCCAGCATGATGCGCTGGGCTAGTAACTTGGCATACTCGCGGCTGGCGCGCAGCCAGGCCTGGGCAAAGTTGCGGATACCCGGAATCTCGAATTTTTTTAGTTTGGTGTACAGCCCGCTTAGCGGCAGCGTGATGGTTTCGGATTGATTGCTGTCCGGGTCCACATACACAAATTCAACGCCGTCATACTCCGCATCCGATGCAAATTTGCGCGTGATGGTTTCGGCGCTGGGCTTTTTGTTGCGGTGCGTGAACAGGGCCGAGCTGCTGGCCTGGGCATGGTCAAACGCCAGGCGGATTTTGCCATTTTGCCGATAAGCGATGCAAAAGCCGGCGTTGGCAATATTGATGATGGTCTCTTCAAAACTGGTGTTGTCGCTATCAAATGTGTAGTTAAACTGCCCACACTCCAAAGACCACGCATTAAGCTGCTGCTGCACGCCCCAGATTTGAGCCATATCCACCTCGGTCGCCAGGTCGCGCGCACCGATCTTGGGGTCAACGCTCACCGCGGCGATGATATCCACCAACCGGCTGGTCGCGCCTATGCCGCCGCTGGCCAGGCGCCCGCTGGCGTCAAATGCGCCCGAGAAGGAGCTGCCGTTGTAAACCGGCAGCTTGCGCGAGGCGATGCAATTGAGCTGCCGCGCCTTCGCCGCCGTGGCGCGCGGCGTGGCCTGGGTGATCGTGTGCACCGTGGTTTTGTTGCCAAAATCCGCTTTGCTGACGGGCGATACGCTGTACAGGTCAGCCCATTTGATTTCGTCTTGCACCGTGCCGGCAAAGCCGTAGTCGTAAAGCGTGGTGCGGCGCATGCGCACGCGCGCCGGGCCGGTCCAGGCGGTGGCGTGCTCTACCGTGTCGGCGCGCTCGTCGCTCGTCGCGCCCGTCAGCGTGCCGGTCACGATTTCGGGGATACCAATAGGAAATAGCGTGGCGTCCAGCTGGTCAATCTCAATTTCAAAATTGACTGTGGCCGCTGACTTGCCGCCATTGTCTTTGAACAATCCGTTGGGCGCCGTGACGTTGACCCATACCTCGGTGCGGTCTACGTCTGGCAGCGTTACCCAGTCTGAGTATTCGCTGGCGCCGTTGATATCCAGCGTAGCCGGCCAGAATGGAATTGCAATGGTGACATCCGGCCGGAAAACTCGGATGAAGCCGTCACCAACGCTCACGACATCAAAGATTGTCGAGTAATTGAGCGGGGTCGTGGTGCTGGTGGACGTGACGGCGCTGGGGTCGCCCTCAGGCACCACCAGGCCGCCGGCGTCATACCATGTCGTGACGGTGTAAGGGTAGTCCGCCATGGTGACTGTCACGCGATCGCCTACCGCGACGGCTGCGTTGAAATTTGGCCGCTTGTTCTGCTGCGTGATGATCATCTCAGATCCGTCGGGCGTGAACGAATAGTTTTGCGCAGCGCTGCTGTAATCAACCTGGTTGTTTGCCTTCAGCGTGATTCCGTCAACCTCGATTGCCCGCGATACCGTCAGCACGCTGTCGATGATTGCTGTGCCTATCTGCAGCTGCGGCGCGTCGCCGGAATTCGGCGAGGTGAAGGGCGCGTAGACCGAGGCGCTGGCGCCGTTGATGGCGCTGATCAGCGTATCGCCGTCGCGCAGCTCGGCCACGTCATAAAAGCCGCGCCCGATACAGTAGTACCCATGCTCAAATTTTTCGTGGTTGATGTACTTGATGTAGGGCGGCATCATCAGGCTGGGAATGCTTTTTACGGTGCCGTAGATATCCTCCACGCGCTCAAGAAAACGTACTTTGTTTGATCTGTCACCAAGTGAGTTATTGGGCGACTGTTGTGAGCGATTAATGTTGCCCGGCATGACTGGGCTCGGCATCAGCGCGTAAGCAAGCAAGCCAACGGCAACGGCGCCAACGACGTACCACCACAGCGGAATCACAGCGGGCAGGCCGGGCGATTGCAGCACCGTGTAGTCAGGGCAATCATTGGCCAGAATGGCCGCTGCGTCATCAGAAATATCGGTTTCGGCCGATGGGTCTCCCTTGAAAATCTGCACACCCACGGTGAGCGACTCGCCGTAATAGTCAAACAGCCATTGCGCCGCGCTTTCCGCCTCAAACACTTGCGGCGCGCGTGGCTCAAACGGGTGCGTATACAGCGTGATTCGGGTCATGCTGATTTACCCCAAAATTCGACCAGCGTGTAGGTGTCGCCAATCACGCTCATGGGCTGGTACTGAGCGCCGCTTTCAAGCGCGTGCAGAACGCCGCCCTCGTAGTACACGCCCGCGTGTGTCAGTCCGAGTTTTTCGCTCTTGCCCATCAACACCACGCAGTAATCAATCGGCGCGGGTAACCTGGTAAAGCCGTGCGCCGATTTATGCAGGCTCAGGGTGAACAGGCTTGCAATCGAGCGAATGGATGAATTGATGGTCTTGTAATCAAGAACACTTTGTGCGCGCTCAGTCATCAGCACGTCGGCAACCAGCGACCAGCACGGCGGGAAGGAGTACTGCTTGGCGAGGTAGTCGTTGACGTTCATTTTTAGAACCCCCGCAACATGGGCACCGAGCGCATGTCGTAAATTTCGCCCGTTCGGGTCATTGAAAGCCGGGGTGATACCGCGCTCATATTGACCGCGCCTTTGGCCCATGCCACGCTTTCAATCTGCAGCCTGCCGGTGGCTTGCACCGAGGCCAGGTCGTCGGACAAAAATTCGTAATAGGTCAGGATGGCCTTCTCGCTGGTCGCTACCGGTATGCGGTCCATTTCAGTCCGAAACTGATCCTCAATATCGACCAGACCGAGCCTGACTGTGAAGACCTGGTCCAGGTGGCCTTGCGAGCCGGCCAGTTTGATTTCAATGTTCGCTGGCTCCGTCGCCACCACCGCGCCGGCAATCGTCACAGCGCCCGCATAGGGCTCGCGCCAAAGCGTATAAACCCGCGTCATGGCGCTATGGCTGATCTGGATAACCTGAATCGCGTGGATGGTCTGCGGTGCGCTCGCCAGAAATATCTTGAGGCGCGCTTCGGTATCCAGGCTCATCAGTAGGCCAAAACGTTGCTATCTACAGTGGCGAACTTCGCCAGGCGGGCCAGCAGGGCGTTTGAATAAGCGCCGTACAGGCCATAAAAATCAATCAGCGCGGCGGCGTCGGCGGCGCTCATGCCATAGGCTTGGTTCTCGGTTTCAAACACATACGAGACCGCCCACATGATGCCACCGGTTCGCGCGGCCGAGTAGCTGCCGGGCACGATGTTGCCGCTGTGCGGCGACACGCCGAAGCCGCTGTCTATCGGCATGTCAAACGCTAGCGCGCCTTTTTTGATGGTGTGGTGGTAAAAGGCGCTCCACACCGAGAATGTCAACGCGTCAAGAATCAGCGTGACCTGAAAGCGCTGCGGCCCCCGGTCCCAGTCCAGCGCGTAGCGCGCGGCGCCGCCGGCTACCTCGGTGCGCAGCACGCCGCCGGGCTCGTCAAACTGATAGCCGGCAACGACGGGCTTCAGGCCGCCGGGCAGTGACGCCATCAACGGCTCCTTTGCAGTGCGAAGTTTCGGCTCATGGCGCGCGAGGTCTTGCTGTTGGGGTCGCTCAGGTGCGCGGCGGTGGCGGCCACGGCCTCCTCAATGATCAACGCGCGCTCGCCGTTGGGCAGGGTCTGCTCGGTCACATTGCCAATGCGGGCCGATGTGTTGTTGACGATGGTCAGCTTCATCTCGCCGCCGTTGCGGCCGCTGTTCTGCGCGGCCGGGATGATGGCCTCGCCTTTGTGGATTTGCGCGACCATATCGCGGGGCACAAAGTCGGTGCCTTTGTCCAGGCTGGCTATCGCGGTGCCTGCAACGATGGCGGCCTGGGCGTAGCCGGTGGCCATGATGACGGCCGCCGCCGGGATGCCAAAAATGCCTAGCTGTGAGCCGGCCTTGGACGCGGCTACGTTGGTGTTCATGATGATTTCCGCAACCGCCAGCGCCTTCTGCGCCAGGAATAAGGTCTTGCCCAGCGCGGTCTGGTCTTTGCCGGCCTTTTCCATCACGCCGTAGAGAGCGCCGGCCGCATGGCCCATTTGCTGCACTGACTGCAGGTCATATTGCGCCTGGGTGTCGGCCATCGCCTGACGGTGGCGGGCATGTTCGGCTTCAATGGTAGCGTTGGCGCTGACCTCGTTTTCAACGCGCAAATCATGATTGATTTGCAGCGTGGCGATGCGCTTTGAGTAGGCTTCGTTTTCCGCTTGAGCCTCAGTTAACAGGCTGACACGGATGTTCTCGACATCGGCGGCGTTTTGCACCACGGCCTGCGCGCGCGCGGCCTCGATGTCGCGTATGCCCTGGATGGAGTCCGCGTCATCCTTGCGCCGACGCGCCGCGCGCTCATTGGCAATGGCAAACGCGTCTTTGGTGGCATCAACCTCCTTTGCCAGCGTCATCAGCCGCACCTCTTGCGCGGCGCCAACCGTGAGGTTGCCGCTGCGAATGTCGGCCAGCAGCTTTTCAGCAGCGTTCAGCTCATTGGTTTTTGAAATCTGGTTTTGCAGGTTTTTCAGGTAGGCGCGGAAGTCGGCGTCGGGGTCTTTGCCGGTGGTGCCGGTTTTAGGCGTTGTGACCCCTTTGTAATCCACTTGCCCTGCCACTTGCTGGGCAATCGTTCCGGGATTTCCCAAAATTCTCGGATCGGCGAACGGCGCGTTGGCGATGCGCCCGCGCACCTTGTCGGCCAGGCCGAAGCCGGTGGCCAGCCGTTCATACGCTGCGTTGGCGTCTTTCAGGACTTTTTCCCTGTCCTTTGCCGCTGCGGCCAGGTCGGCGGTTTGCTCGCGGTAGACATCGCCCGGTAAAAATGAGCCAAAGGCTTTGGTGGCAAAGTCGCCGGCTACCTTGGTATCGGCCAGCATCACATTCAGTGAGCCCTTGACGGCCAGCATCATGCCGACGGCGTTGTAACCGACGTCCACCATCTCGGCCAGCGCTATCGCCGCGCCCTCGGAAAAGGCCTTGACGCCGGCATTGAGGCCTAGCGCGGTGCTTTCCTTGCCCACGCCGGCCAGCTCCTTGATGGCGTCGCCCAGGGCCTCGGTGAAGGCGGTCTGCGCGCCCAGCGCGGAGGTGGCCAGCGCTGACGCGTACAGCAGCAGCTGCTCTTTGGCCTTGGACTGCGCATCCGCGTAGGCGTCTGCCATGCGGATCTGCTCGGCCGTCAAAATGACCTGGCGCCCGCCGGCGTCCTCTACCGCTTTAAAAACCTTCAGCTGCTCGGCGCCGGCCTTACCGTACAGCGCCACGGCCACGGCGGTTTTGCCGGCGCCATCGGCAAAGCCCGATAGCGCCTTGCCTACGGCGTCAAACTGGCCGACCGGGTCCAGCTTTTTAAAATCGGCGATGTTGATGCCGATAGACGCCAGCGCGGCGCCCACGGCCTTGCCCTCGTCATCCACGCCGGTCAGGTTTTTTGTCAGCTTGATCGTGGCGCTCGCTACCGAGTCCATGCTGACGCCGGCCGTCGCGGCGGCCACGGCTATCGAGGCCAGGCCCTCGGCGCTGGCGCCGGTGGTTTCGGACAGATCCTGAAACTCAGCGGCTTTTTTTACGAGCTGGTCAAAGGCGGCGTAAGTGGCGATCAGGGCCGTCGCGCTGACGGCGGCCAGGGCAACAAAGCCGGCCTTGATCTGGCCGCCCAGGATCTGGCCTTTCTCGTAGCCCTCGGTCATTTTCAGCGCGGAGTTTGCCGCTGCCAGCTGCGCATCGCTGGCGCCGCGCAGACCCAGCTTGTACAACTCGGTTTCGCGCGTGGATTTTCCGGTCGTGACGGCGGCCGTGCCCAGCTGCTTGATATATTTATCAATCGACGCGCTTTGCCGCTTGGTGGCCTCTTCGCTGGCGATCCCCAGCGAGGCGACGGACTTCTTGGCCTCGTCTATGCCAGCCCTAAGCTTGGTTGCGTCGGCTGATACCTCGATAACACCACGCCCGATAACGTCTGCCACTATTTCTCCTTATGCATGGTTTCCAGCGCGGCGGCTTCCAGCACGCGCAAATCATCAAAAATTAGCGGCCACTCATGCCGCGCGATACCCATCAAACGCAACACGCCGGGTATGCAGCCATAGTCCAGGCCGGTAGGCCCGGCGTAGCCGTTACGCCATTGCGTAGATACGCAAATAAATAAATTCACACTTTGCAGGCAGTCGGGCCAGACCTCTACGTCCGGGCCGCTGGCCTCCTCGACCGTCAGGCCGAACGCTGCTGCTTCTGCGGCGCTGGGTGGTGCGGTGTACAGCGCCCGCGCCACCGCCTTTAGTTTTTTTGTCGGAACTTGGTTAGCTCGGCTACATAGACGCGAAAGGCCTCCAGCCCGGCGCTGGGCCGGTTTTGCAGCAGCAGCGCGATGTTTTCAGGGGTGAAGTCCTCGGCAAAATCCCAGCCCGTTACCATCATCGGGAAGGTCTCTACATCAAGCTTTCCATCGCGCGTCTTGACAAATTCGGCGAGCTCGTCGGCGGTGCGGTGCTTGAAGGTGATGGCCACCAGCTCCGGCTCGCCGCCGGGCACAGGCATGGGCACGGGCGCGGTGAAGACGGGCGCGGGGATGATGCTGAGTTTTGCCATGTTATGACCAAAAAAAAGCCCGCTGCATGGCGGGCCTTGGATAAAAAATCAGCGGTTTATAGTAGAAAGCCGCGCGACCGCATAAAGTCGGCTGGGTGCTGTGCACTTTTTTGATTATTGCAACGCTGTCTTAATAGTTGTATGTTTTCGTCAATATTCGGACCGCCTAGGGCTAACGGGTTGATATGGTCCATATGGAAGTCATCGCCCAGCGGCTGCGCGCAACAAGGGCACATACCTTGCTGGAGCTTGAAAAGCTTGGCCACCAGTCCTTTTGACAACTTTCCGCCGTTTTTTGATTTTTTGGCGCGGCGGTTGTGACTGCGAACCCGGATCACTTCTGGGTTAGCTTTTGTCCAAGCCAAAGTTGTGGCCTTAACTCTTTCAGCGTTGGCCGTATTCCAATCCCTACTCTTTGCTCTCTCTTCAAAGAGATTCAAAGACCTGTATTTGGCGCTGTACGCGTTGACCTTACCTCGGTTCGCAGCTATCCATGCAGAGGCTTTCGCTTTAATCTTTTTATAGTTGGTCGCGTGATATACCCTGCAGTCAGCTTTCGCTTTTTCAAGGTTTGCGTTCCTCCACACGAAGACCGAAATCTTTTGACATGCCTTGCATCGCCCGGTTTTATAACGGTCAGATGTTCCGCATTTGATGCAAGGGCGCACAGGAATTAGAATAGCTGCAGCTGTCATAACGAGTTACTTTCGTTTGGTAGTTAGAAGCCGGCTTGGTCTGTCAGGACCAGACCGGCTTTGCTATTTTAGCGCGTTGTCAAATCGTGTACCTCACCGGCTCGGCCAGCAGCGACACCGTGACTTCACATGCCATCAATTCATTGATGGTCAAACTGGGTGTGCGATTTAAGCTCAAATAGCCGCTGTAAAGCAAGACAGACCCTGAGGGCAGCGTGATGCGGATGGCGCGCGGCAGGCGGTCGTCGTTGGCCGCCGCCGCCAGAATAAACCCCGGCTGCGTCGCGTCATCAGCAACGGAAAACGTCAAGCCGAAAGCGCTCTTGAAGGTAGGGATTCGCTTTTCAGCATCTGACTCAAGGAATTGGTACGTGACGTAATTTGCGGTACCACCATCCGTACTGCTTGAAAGAATCTGTGACAACTGCGTCCACCCGCTGACCTTGCGCGCCGTGCCGGCGCCGCCGGCCACCGGGTAGATGCTGGTCAGCGTCGTGTCGATGCCCTCCAGCGAAAACGCCGTGCCGCTCGGCGTCGCCACGCGCACAACTTTGTTCGTGATGCGCGACCATCCGCTCGTTATTTCCACAATATCCCCGGCGGTGAAGGTGTTGACCGCGCTGGCGACGGCCGGTGTGGCATTGGTAACGGCGGTGACCGGGACGGCGGCTGAATAGCCGGAAGCTATCGCAACGAGTGCGCCATTAGGGACCGAGACTGACATGATATTTATCCTTTCTGGGAATAAAAAAAGCGCCTAAAAAGGCGCCGCTGGCTATGCCCGGAAAGGGCGGGATGGAAACCTTGACGCTTAATCCGGCGTCCAGAAACTGAAGTCCTGCATCGAGCCGCGCAGGCGGGTATCGGGCTCGTAAATCGACACCGGCCCGCCCTCTACCGTGACTTGCAGGCCGGGCGCGGCGCGCAGCGTGTCTTCAATGATTCGTGCCAGGGCGGCGGCGCTGCCGCGCGTGTCGGCCCAGACGTTGACCTGAATGCGTGCGTTTGAGGCGCCCGGCGGCGCCTGGTCCAGAAAGTTGATGGAGCTGCCGCCTATTTTTTGGTAAGTCAGGTAAGGCCGTGGCGTGGCCTCGGGCGCTACGTCGGGGTACATGCGGCCGGCGACCAGGCCCTGCAGCGCGGCGTACACGGTAGCCTCGATGTTCATGGTGGCGGCGCCTCGACCACGCCGTCGGCCAGGCGCTGCGCCATGCGGGCGCGGCCGGCGTCAATTGCGGCCTGGATGTGGTCGAATGCCGGTCTTACAAAAGGGAATGCCGGAGCGCGTGAACTCCCAAATTCAATGATATGCCCGTGCGGGGCCTTTTTATGGTTCCATGACACCCGGTAGGTTTTTTGGTCATCTGTGGACTTTTCAGGCGAGTAGACGCGGTAGATGGCGCTGTAAAGCGTGCCGGTCTTGATATGCGGCCCGTCGTTGGCGCCGGCAGCATTGGCTTTCACCTCGTCGTAAGTCACCTTGGCCATGGCGGCCACGCCTGAAAACAGCACAGACTCCTTGAGTTTTTTCTCAAACTTTTGCAGGTCTCCGGCCAGGTCGCCGCTAAGTTTGGTGTCAACTTTGATCATTTTGATCGACCCCCACTGGCTGAAATTCATTCGGAAAATATTCGCACTTGACGGTAACAAGCGCGTCCTCCGCGAACCTGACTTCAAACCATACCGACTGAGCCGGGATGCCAAGCTCTTTAGATAACAAAAGCATCAGCTCCCGGCCTCTGCCCTCTTTTGTCATTAAATATTTAGCCATCACAGCCCCGCCTTGCCACGGCACCAGGCCTGCGCGGCGGCTATCTCGGCCGGCGTCATTGGCGTACCGCTGCGGTAGATTTCTGCGTACAGTTTGCCGGTAAAAAAGCCGGTGGCTGCCGCGTTGTCCCTGCCCTCGCTAAAGCCCACCGTACCGGCCACTACGGCAGGCCGGGCGGCGCTGCTGACCGTGCCGCTGCCCACCCGCACATTCAGGTTCACGCCGTCATCCCAGGCGGTCAGCAGGGCCGCTGTACCCACGTTAACGATGGCGGCGCTGGCAGCGCTGGTGTAGGCCACGCCATCGCCCGCGCTGATCTCCAGCTGGTTCGCCGCATTGATCTGCACCGAGTAGCCGGTGAACGCGGCCGTTACCCGGTCGCTCCATAGCCTGCGCACGGCGCCGGCGCCGCTGGTAGGATTGACGGCCCGGCACCAGAAAAAACCAGCGGTGGCGCCACCGCCCGTCGGGCTGCCCAGGCTGTCGTCAATACCATCCATCCTCAGGTAAGCCGGGAAGGCTGCGGCGGCGTCGTAGTCAGGCGCCGTGTTGACGCGCTGATAGGCGGTGGGCGCCGCATTGGCTTCGACCTGATACGCTGTAATCCGAAACCCCTTGCCGGAATGTGTTGCTAATTTAGAAAGCCCCCAATTCGCATTCGTGGTGGTGGCAGTTACATTGCCGGATATTCGGTACTGGGATGTTCCCCCTATCTGCGTTATGACCTGTGTACCCGAACCCAGTAAATTATTCATTCCGAGTTGAAAGTCGTTAGCGGCCCCCGCCCCTATTGCAGGGGCAGAATTGTCATCCATTTGTACCGTGGCGCTGAAGGTGTAAACCGTGCCAACACTGGGCGTAAATGGCCGATACGCCCACTTGTCCGCGCCTGCCACAAACTGCAAGGACGCGGCATAACCGGCAATAGATGTTGCGGCGTTGGTGACGCCACTATTAACCCCGGTGGTGGAAAGATTCCCCTCGCTGTTAAGTAGTAAATTAACCCGCGCCGACGCAAGCGGCCTGGCTGCAGCGGTAGCCTGTACCAGGTGGTTTCCGCGTCCTGACTTATCCAGCATCTTGCCGACCGGCTGCTCAAAGGCGGTGACCGCCGTCGTGGCTGCGCTGTCCTGGTACAGCGCGGAAAAATCGCCGGGGTCGTACCACGCCCCTGGCTGACCTTGCGCGAACAGGGTCGCCGCATTGGCGGGCGGGGAGCGCCGCCCGCCCACACTGCCTAATTTTCCGAAATCAAGGCCAAACACAGCGCTGCGCCCTCAGGTGTTGGTGATGACGGCGACCTTGTCGCCCGGCGACACGCCGATGTATTCCACCGCGTCGGCGGCCAGCCGCATGGTGTTGGCTGTCGCTACCGGCGCGGCGCCA